CATATTTACTGGCTTCAAATATGGTTGTATTATTTCTTTTATTTGTATAGAAGGAGACCCTAAATGTATAATTTCGGTACTATTTTTTTCATATGGTGATACTGGTAATGAACGTGACCAAATCACGTTTGGAGTATTTATATATTCAGTACTATTTACGTTTCTGCTATATGGTACAATACGACCAGTTTCATTATTAACTAGAGCTCGTCCTGCTAAATAAATTGTTGCTGGACCGGGTGGTGTGTCTTTATAAATCCAAATTGCAATTACTCTGGCACTATCTTTTTGTATATATTTTAATGGTTCGTAATATATTGGATCACCATTGGAATCTAATACTTCTATATGTATATCTGAATTAGCTACTAAATTTCTAGGATGTGCCTTTATTTTTATTAAATTCTTTCCCGCGGTAAGCTTTTGTGGGAATTCCATAATACCAAAATAATCTTCTGATATTAAGTTTTTGTCACGTATAGTATATAATAACTCACGTAATCCTACATAACTAACAATATTTTCTATTGATGGATCGTTATAAACTGGCAATGCATATCTCCTTAATTTGAATCTACCTTATTATCGGATGCAGCTAACGTTCTTATTTGATTTTTATCGATCTTGGTCAAATAAGATTGTTAATCCGATAACTCATTAATTTAATATAAATATCAATCGAAATGAATTTCGGAGTAGCCATTTACTTTTTTGATTTCGATTAGTTTATCAACAATATCACGCATTGCGTCAATATGAGATATACACATAATAAAACCAAATTGTGATTTTAAATAATCGAATAACATATGCATTGAATTAAGATTATCTGAATCTAGAACGCCGAACCCTTCATCGATTGCAAGGAAGTTTGGTCTTGGAAGATTTGATACGTTTATTAAAGAAGTTCTAATTGCTAACGATGAAATAAATTTCTCCATACCTGATGTTAATTCTAATGGCCAATAATTATCATCATCATATACAATATATGCATTTATATTCTTACCATCTGTTTGTAATATCATAGTGAATTCAACAATTTGATTAAGGATATTATTTATTTCAGATTCTATTTGTGGTAATGCCTTTGATATTAAATGATATGGGACTCCGTTTCGTTGTACTGCCTTCTGATAATATTCGTATCCTTGATATTGTTGTTCTAATTCTTTTAACCTATTAATACCATCTTGGGCGTCTTGTCTTGTTTTTTCTGCCATTTTTAATTTACCTGACAGAGTTAATAATTTTGAATCCAATTGTCTTAATTCTGTATTAACAGTTGTTATTTCGTCTCTGATTTCATAAATTTCAGAATTTTTAATTTTATTGAATTCTATGTTATTTTTTTGCTTTAATGACTTCTTATATAATGAATTTATTTCTGTTCTTTTTGTACGTAACGATTTAATACCCCATTTTGTTGTTTCTAAATGATGTTCTTGTGAAACTAGTTTATTTTCATTTTGAGATAATATTTGTTTTATTTCTTCTAAAGCTTTTAATTTCTTTTCTGGTTTTTGATTTATTTCTATATCATCTATTCTTCCACCAATATCATCTATATCAAATGTAATTACCTGTTCTTCATCAATTAATTTAGGTAATAAATCTGCAACTTGTTTTGTTTCATACAACCAAGGATTAGCCATACAAAATTTACATTCGGGGTCCCATTCATGTTTATCTAATTTTGAAACCATTTTTTGTGCGTGTTCTATTTTAAGACGCTTTACTTTTAAATTATTATTTAATTTAATTACGTCTGCTTTATAATTTTTTAATTCTAAAATTTGATCTTTTAAAAAATCTTCATCAACATTATTTATTTTTTGTTGAATTTCTTTAATTAACTTTTTCTGGTTTTTGATTAATTCTTTTTGTCCTTCTCTTCCTTCAATTCCTTTTGTAACTTCATCATCACAGCCTTTTAAATTTAATACGTAAATCTCTGGTTCATTTAATGTATCATCAACTTTCTTTAGTTCTTTTGTCATCGTAAAAATGATATCATTAAGATTTGTTTTCATTTCTTCATGTTCAGATTTATCTACTTTCATTTGTTCATATGATCCAGTATATTGAGTTATGATTTCATTTGTATATACTAAATCAGTTGAAAAATCTTTTCTTTTATATTCTCTAATTAGAGCTGCTGTTTCTCTAATTTCTTCATGTCCAACTAAATATTGTTGTTCAAAAATATCAATATCTAAAAATTGTGATAATAAATCTTTTCTTTCTCTTTGAGTTTTATCAATAAATCCTGTATTGTTATTTTGTAATGATAATGCTGTTAAAACAAAATCTTCATAAGAGCCCAAATATTGTCTTATACTTTTATTTGTAGAATCTCTCTGGTCTCCGTTTAAATTTTCTTTGTTGCCACCTTTATCTACTCTCCAAAAATTTACATCAACTTTAACGTGGCCTCTATTATTTTTCTTTCCTACTCTTTTAATAAAATAAGTATACTTTCCTAATTCAAATTCAAATTTACAATTAAATCTAGATTTCTTATTATTTAATACATGAACTGCTTTTTTGGTTCTAGAACATCTATCAAAACAACAAAATGCTAATGCATCTAATAATGTTGATTTACCAGCTGCATTTGGGGCGAATAATCCATAACTGCCTATCATATTGGTAAAGTCCATTTTATTATCTTCTCCATAACTAAACATATTTGAAAATTCAAACTTTTTAGGAGTCCAAGTTATATTTCTTGTTAATGTATTTGCTGGTAATTTGGAATGAACAATTCTATTAATATGTCTTATAGTATCTAATAAATTATCATCGAGTGCAAATGTATCTGATAAGTATTCTGTAATAATATTATTTTGCCATTCTACATCGCGTACATTTCCAAAATTAATTTTATTTTTTGCATCTGCAGAATTTAACGCGTTTATTTTTTGAAGTGAAATATCTTGTACATTATATTTTGATTTAATTTCTGCAATTAATTGTTTTAACGTACCAGAGTCTGTGTCTTTTATTTTTAACCGTAATCTTGGCTTTTTTGGAACTTTAGTATTTGGATTAATGATTTTTCCATTATCTATTTCAAATGTATAATATCCATAATCATTTACAATTTCGACGAATTCGGATTTTTTAGTTTTTAAATCCCATACCATGATGCCATGTCCTAATTTTTCGCCGTGATTTTGTTGTATTAAAGAACCGGGATACGCAATTGTTTTTTCTTCATCTAGATATTGTAACTTATGAATATCTCCTAATAATACTAAATCATGTCCTCTAAATAAATCTGTTGTAACATGAGTGTTACTTAATGTAAATCCTGCATCTGTTGATGCATTGTGGACCGACCCATGATGGAGTGCAATCTTGTAATCACCGACAAACTCATCTGCTTTTATATACTCTACAGGCTTATTATAGACTGATAATACATTAAAGTGTACACCGGCTATACAATATATACCATTGTCTTTAAGATAATGTAAGTTTGGATGATTTAAGGTCTTAACTACCGGACTTAAGGCGTCTAGTCTGTAACTGTTATTTAAATTTGTATCATGATTTCCTGTAATTACAATTGTTGGGGCTATGTCTGCTAGATTTTTGAAAAATTCTGACACCATATTTATCAATTCTGGTGACATATCTGTTTTTGCGTGGACAATATCTCCGGCGACGTATATTAAAGAATTTGGCGTTTTTGTTTTTTTAATATATGAATATAATCGTTTGAATACTGCTCTATATTCTTTATGTCGTTTTACATTACGAATGTGTACATCTGCAATATGATATATTTTATCAATTGATTCTAATGCTGTTTCTATAATGTGCATAATATCGTCTGTTCCATTAAATATTCTTGAGTCATACATGGTGTATGTTTTAAAACTTCTTTTGTTTTTTCAAATCCTAATTCATTAGGGTCTTTACTTGTTAAATCTATAAAATAGACATTTAATCCATTATTCATAAAGTAAGCTGCAGCTTCTAATGCTTGTTTTTTTGCATCCTGATCTAAACATATATAAATTTCTTTTACTCCTTTTTCTACAATTCGTTTTTTTAGAGTATCTGAAATGGTTTTGCCGAATAATGGAATTACATTTCTTTTGATAGTAATTGCATCAAATGCTCCTTCAACTAAAATAATTGGTAAATTCCAATTTATATGTAATTCGAATCCTATTATATCTTTTGAAGTAGGAGGATTCTTATGTTTGAATTTATCTTCTTCGTAATATGCTCTTGCTACAAAATAATTTAAACTTCCGTTTGCATCATAACTCGGAATAATTATTTTTCCTGAATATAATCCTTTCCTGCAATATCCTATTCGATATCTTAAGATATCATGAATTCCAATACCTCTTCCTTTAAGGTAATAAATTGCATTTCTATATTCTGGTGATGTCTTATCTAGTTTCCATAGTGGCCTAAAATTTTCTGGTAATTGTAATACTGGTGTATCTGTTGTTGTGCGTTTTGGTTTATATTCTACTTCATCTAAAATCGATATTAATTTGGAGATTTTAATACGTTCAACATTAAGTTTACGAAATAATGTGACTATTTTTCGTCCAGCTATATTACATACCCAACAATGCCAATGTTGAGATATTGTATTTACTTCCAATTTCTTCTTATAATGGTGACAAAATGGACAATAATATGCTATGTTATTATTATTTGTAGATCTGCCATTACCTAATACAGAATCTATTAAAGTACGTAATTTAAAGTTTTTCATTTAATCTAATATAAAGAAAATATATCAAATAACCTAATTTTTTTCAGAAAACCAAGAAGTTGGTATTTCTTTTTCTGCCCATTTAATATCATGTTTATCACAGAACATTCCATATGTAGTTTTAGAACCTTTACGTATTTTTGTATTGCCTGACATAAATACTATTCTTATATCTAATTCTGGATGTTGTTTTTTAATAAGTAAATGTTTTTTTCTATCTTCTATAACCCATCTACCTTTTGTTTCAACTAATATTCCATTTGGTAATGTAAAATCGATTGTGTATGTGTGATTGGTTTGTGGTCTGATATAATCAATAACCGTTGTTTCATATCCGAATTTAATTTTATTTTCTTTTAATTGGTCTGAAACTTTATGTTCAAATCCGCTTCTATAACCATGTTTTATTGCATTTGCACGCAATTTGGATTTTGATCTCCATGACATAACTTATTCCTATTTAATATAAATATACTAATAGTCCCAACGAATTAGGAAATTCATATCAATATCATTACGTTTTTGAATAGGCTGTGCTAATTTAGCTACAGCTAATAATTGATATTTATCATTATATAATCCTACACTTGTAATATATGGATATGCTGAACCTGATTCAAATATCGATTTATATCTGTTGCCTGGGGCTCTTCCTACTTGTTGTGCTTTAGTTAATGAAGTATCAAATGGCGCGGTATATGTTGTCGATGGATTAACTGTTGTATTAAAATTTCCTTTTGGAACACGAACTAAAACTTCATTATCATATATCGTATGTGTTCCTTTCCATGATGTTGTATATGATTCTGCAAAAAGGCCAGAACCTGTATTATATTTTGGCATTGGTGATGAAACTACTAATTGTCCGCTTCTATAAAATATATTTCCTGCTACATTCGTTTGGTATAATGACCCTGATAAATAATGTCGGTTTGCTAATGATGTAATTGCATCATCTTCGACTGCATAATCATACATACGGAGTTCTGCTAATCTATCATCATATAATCCAGCATTTGCTCCAGTCATTGAACTTGTAGTGAATGAACCTAACATAACATCTGCTCCATTTGCTGTT